TTAACGGAGATTTAACAAATGACAGAGGTTAGATTTTACTCATCCGTGGCATGGCAGTCCCTCCGAGGCAAGGCAAGGGCTCGATGGCGTAGGCTAGGGCTTGGGTGCGGCATGTGCCGGATGCCATTGGACTGGGATACTCCTGGCGCAGTATCGGTCGACCATATCAGGCCAAGGGCTACGCATCCCAACTTGGCTTTGCAGATCACCAATCTCCAATGCCTGCACACAGCCCCATGTCACAATGGGCTCAAGCAGCGCATGGAATCAGGTAATCTCAAGGCTGAGGTTGGCCTCGATGGCTGGCCGATAACTAAGGAGGCAGGGGGGATATAGGAAAATCAAGGGGTTACGACCCACACCGGCGTGGTCCCTTTTTTTTATAAAACTTCCGAAAAAAATCTGATATATTAATTTTATGGACGAGCGCAAAGTACAAAGGGAAGGCCGAAACAGTGTTTCACGTCAAATTGGGGCGTTTGCAGATGCTTCTCATGGCGTTGATGTACCGGCTGGAGTAACTTTAAGGTCAGATGAGGAGAGGACCATTTGGGCGCAGTTCACACGCGCTCGCGCGAAGGACGACTGGCGTGACATGGACTTGATCCTGTTATCCAAGGTGGTCAGAGTCGAGGCTGATCTAAGAAAGTTTCAGACTATGCTGGACTCATCTGGGCCTCTGATTAAGAATAAGCGCGAGACGTTGATTGAGAATCCCCTGCTTCGTGTAATTGATACTTTGCAGCGTCAACAGCTTGCCATCATCCGTTCCATGTCGCTAAATGCGACCGGAACCGATACCCGTACTATGGAGGCGTCAGCTCGCGAGGAGTCTGATGCCAGAAAGGTCCTTGCCAATAAGGGCGTTGTATCGCTCTTGGCCCATCCGGTGAATTTCCGATGACTGAATTCTTTGCTACTCGTGTTATCCCAGTATCCGAGCTTATCCCTTATGCCCTTAACAGCCGGACGCACTCCGATGCCCAGGTGGCTCAGATTGCATCCAGCATCCGCGAGTTTGGGTTTACGAACCCATTACTGGTCGATGAGTCCAACAATCTTATTGCAGGGCATGGTCGGCTTCTGGCGGCTCGCAAGCTTGGACTGGACGCGGTTCCTGCTGTTGTAGTGACAGGCCTTGATGACCGGCGGCGAAGGGCATTGATTATTGCCGACAATAAGCTGGCGCTTAATGCCGGTTGGGACGAGGAGGCCTTGCGTGTCGAACTCGAGGACCTTGCCGGTGACTTCGGGGCGCTAATGGGCTTTGACGAGGACGAGCTCATTGATATCCTTTCTTGTTCTGCCAAAGACGATAATGCTGACCCTGATAATGTCCCAGAGATTGAAGGCCCTTTTATATCAAAACCTGGGGATGTCTGGGCGCTTGGCCCACATCGACTTGTTTGCGGAGATAGCACTTCGGTGGATTCAGTTCGACTTTTAATGGGCGATACCTTTGCTGATGCTTGTTGGACTGATCCTCCCTATAACGTCAATTATCAATCTTCTGCTGGAAGCATCAAAAATGACAATATGTCGGACGGAAACTTTTATCAGTTTTTAAATGATGCATTTGTTTGTGCATTTGCGTTTATCAAACCTGGAAGTGCTGTCTATGTTGCTCACGCTGATACTGAGGGATTAAATTTTAGGGCTGCATTTAAATCTGCAGGGTTTAAATTGTCGGGATGTCTTATCTGGGCAAAGAATAGCCTTGTCCTTGGGCGCTCAGATTACCAATGGTCACACGAGCCAATCCTTTACGGATGGAAGCCTGGTGCATCGCACAGGTGGTATGGTGGTCGAAAGCAGACAACCGTGAAAAGTTATGATAGTTCTGTTTTCACAATTCTAGAGGATGGTCGGGTACAGGTTAGAATAGGTGCTGATTCAATTATTTTATCTGGGTCTGACTTGAAAGCTGAGGCGGTTGAATCGACTGTTATTAAGTGTGAAAAACCTAAAAGTTCAGCCGAACATCCAACGATGAAGCCGACAGAGCTTATCTGCAACATGTTGAAAAACTCCACAAGGTCTGGAGACCTTGTCCTCGACCTATTCGGCGGCTCTGGATCGACTCTGATTGCCTGCGAAATGCTCGGACGCCAAGCTCGCCTGATGGAACTTGACCCGAAGTATTGTGATGTAATCGTTAAGCGATGGCAGGATTTCACCGGAAAGGATGCATGCCTCTATCTGGATGGAAAGACATTTAACGAGCTGGCAGATGGCAAAGCTTCACTCCAACACGATTAATGCCATCAAATCGGGGCCTGTGCCAAAACCGCGCGATTTAAGCAAGGTTCCGATTGAAAAGATGACCACTGGAGAGAAGGTGGTTGCTTTCGCTCACGAATACCTGCATGTGCCCGAAGGCATGCACACGGGCCAGAGACTTGTCCTGGACGAGTGGCAGGTGGCATTCATTCTGGCTATATTTGATAACCCGAGTACTACCCGTACTGCCATCTGCAGCCTTGGCCGCCGAAACGGAAAAAGCTTCGTTGTAGCTGTGATTCTACTGGCTTATATCCTTGGCCCTTTGGCCGAGCGTAATAGGACCTTTTGCTCTGCAGCCTTGACCAGAGATCAGGCAGGCCTGATTTATCGAATCTGCGAAAAAATGCTGGCCTTGAGTCCTGGCTTAGCCGGATTATATAAATGCATCCCAAGTTCAAAGAAAATTGTAGGTTTGGCCCTTGGTACTGAATATAGGGCTTTATCCGCAGATGGCTCGAGCAACTTGGGCCAGTCATTCAATCTGGTTTTACTTGATGAGGCTGGTCAAATCCGAGGCCCGACCAACCCCTTCGTTGAAATGCTCGAAACCAGCCAGGGTTCATTCAGTGATGAACAGAGGCCTTTAATGATTATCCTATCAACCCAGGCGGCAAATGATTCAGACTACTTGTCACTTAAGATTGATGACGCCATCCGTTCTAAAAATCCGAAGGCTGTCTGCCATCTTTATTGTGCCGACCAAGATTCGGATATTATGGACAGGTCTCAGTGGTATAAGGCGAATCCTGGGCTTGGCAAGTACAGGAGTGAGACGGATCTTGAGGAGCAGTTAAAGCAGGCCATTAGAATCCCAAGCCAAGAGGCATCGGCGCGGAACCTGCTGTTGAATCAAAGAATTAGCCTGCAAAGCCTATGGATTGCTCCGAGCGTCTGGAAGGAAAATGCCGGAGCTGTCGATTCCAGCCTGTTTGGGCGTCTGCCGGTGCATATCGGGTTGGACTTGTCCCAGAGGTCGGACTTAACGGCTGCCGTGGCTGCTGTGAGCGACCCTGAGACCGGAAAGGTGCATTTACGGCCTTGGGTCTTTATTCCGGCAGACGGGCTGTCTGATAAAGCCAGGCGCGACCGAGCGCCTTATGACGCATGGGTTCGGGATGGGCTGATGGTTGCCGTGCCAGGCAAGACGATAGATTACGCATGGGTATCTGAGTTCCTACGGAAAGCGACCTCCGAGATGTTGGTGGCCTCGGTTCAGTTCGACCGATGGGGCATCGAGCATTTCAGGCAGGCGGCGATCGGCGCAGGCTTTGAGCCAGAGTCATGGATTCCTGTGGGCCAAGGCTACCGCGACTTCAGCCCAAGGCTTTCTGCCTTTGAGACGGCCCTGCTTCAGAGGCGCATCTGCCATGGGGCTCACCCCTTGCTGAACATGGCTGTGGCTAATGCCATTGCGGTGCAAGACCCCTCGGGAAACAAGAAGCTGGATAAGAGCGCGACCAGCCAGAGGATTGACCCGATAGTGGCGGCGGTGATGGCGGCCTTCCCATGCACGGATGCTGAGACGGCAGCTTTTGACATTTCCGGAGTAATTGGTTGAATGTCAAGTTTTTTATGCTATAATCCGAAAAACTCCAGTAGGGCGATTCCTGTGGAAATTGTAAAAAAATCCGGTCAAAAGATTTCAGACACTTATGACTTCGTGTTATCGACCGAGGCTCCTGATCGTGTCGGTGATATTGTCAAGATTGATGGATTGGACACCAAGGCCTTTGAGGAAAATCCTGTGGCCTTGTTTATGCACCGACATGACCAGCCCATTGGCGTCTGGTCTAATCTTAAGAAAAGCGCAGGGGCCTTGACGGGCCGTCTGTCGCTGGCAGCAAAGGGAACTTCCAAGCTAGTCGACTTCGCTCACTCGATGATCGAGCAGGGCATGCTTCGAGCTGTTTCAGTTTCCTTTGTGCCTCATGAATCAAAGGCAAACTCCAGTAAGGGCAGGACTATCAACAAGTCCGAGCTTATTGAAGTTTCTTTGGTAACAGTGCCGATGAATCCCCAAGCCCTGATGATTGCAAAGTCCTTCGAGTTCTCCGACTCTGAAATCAAAGGATTATTTGAACAGGTCAAGCGTGACCCTAACGAATCAATAACTCGCGCGAGGCAGGCCATCATAACTGCCAAGCGTTTAATGATTAAATAATCAAGGAAACTTAAATGAAAATCGCAGATCAAATTGCAAATGTTGAAGCTAACCTCGTGTCTAAGAAAGACCAGCTGGTTGGCGTACTGAAGTCCCTCGAGCAAACCCCTGATGACGATGGCTTGCTGATTCAGTCCGACTCTTTGTCGGGCGAAGTCGAAAGCATCACCAAGCGTCTGGCCAGCCTGAAGTCTGCTGAGCAAGCTCTTGCTGCCAAGGCTCCGGCCATTGTCCAGTCCAAGCACTTGGGCAGCCATGACGATGCCAAGTCCTTTTTCTACCGTGAAGCTGCCGTCCGTTTGGCTGCCTCGGTTCAGAATAAGTCGGTCGAGCAAGTCGTTTCCGAGCGTTACAGCAAAGACGATACCTTCAAAGATTACCTGGTAAGCAAAGCCACCCAGAATCCGGCTCAAACCAATGTTCCTGGCTATGTCCAAGAGCTGGTTCAGCCGGTTGCCCTGCAGGGCTTTATGGATGACCTGCGTCCGGCTTCGGTCATTGCCCGTCTGCCGTTCTTTCAAGTGTCTTTCGGTGCTAACAACTGGGCCGGTGCTAAGTTCATCTGGCGCGACCGTTCCAAGAAAGCTGCTGCTGCCTATCGCGCTGAAGGTGCTCCGGCTGTGGTTCGCGGTCTGCAATTCACCAGCAAGACCCTGCCTCCGTACCTGATGAGCGTCATTACCCATGCCACCAAGGAAGCTGTGCGTTATTCGACTGGCGACCTGGAAGGCATCCTGCGTAATGCCATGATTGAGGACACTGCCGAATACCTTGACACCTCGGTGCTGTCGGACATGGCTGCCGTCTCGGGCGTTAGCCCTGCCGGTCTGCTGGTCGGCGTGACCCCGAAGGTCTCGGCTGGTCAAGACTATGACCAAGTCCAGGCTGATGTCCGCGCCATGCTGGCTCCGTTCATCGCTGCCAATGCCACTCGCCGCCTCTACTGGGTCATGAACAGCTCGACCGTTCTGCAACTCCAGGGCGTTCTGAATGCCCTGGGCGATCCGGCTTACGCTGCTGAACTGGCTACCGGCCGATTCGCTGGCCTGCCGTTTGTGGCCTCGACCACTGTCGACAAGGATGTGATTATCCTCATCGAAACTGCTGAGGTTGCCTTCGCTCTGTCGGCTCCGGAAATCAGCACCTCGATGGAAGCCACCCTGCATGAGGAGGACACTGCTCCTGCTCAAGTCGGCGGTTCGACCACTCCGGTTCGCAGCTTGTTCCAGACTAACTCCTGGGCAATCAAGACCGACTGGGTTGAGTCTCATCTGGTCATGCGTACCCCAGCTGTCGGAATCCTCGACATCTCGGCTTGGGTCTAAGCTAAAAATTAAGGCCCCGAAATCCCTCGGGGCCTTAACTTATCCAAGGAATAGACATGTCGAAAAAGTTAATCTGGCAACACAAACTTCATGCGCTTTCGAGCAAGCTGGGTTTTCGCTGGTTGGCTAAGGCAACAGCCGAGCAGCTTATTGCTGATGATGTCGCTCAGCGCACTGAGATTGGCGCACACAAATTCAAGTATCTTGACCGGACGCCATTAGTCGTTCCGGTGGCAAGGAAAGCAACTGTTTCAAAAAAAGCGCCTCCAGTCGTTGAGGAATAAGCAATGGCCAATATGGCTTCCCGTTCGATTCAGGCAATTCGAAAGATATTCCACACCGGCTGGGCTGCTGAAGGGCAGCCTCGACCCAGTGCTGGAATCTCTATCTTTGGCAACAGCTTCCCCATACCTTTCGGTAATGGCTGGGAGCGCGGCCTTACCTATGACGGCAAAGGTGGCAATGGAATCATCTATGCCTTGGTTCAGTGCTATGTGATGGCTCTAGGAGCCTCTGGCCTTGAGTACCGGCGAAAGTCCGAATCAGGCGGTTGGGAGGTCATGGAAAAGACGGCCATTACTCGACTGCTGCGAAACCCTAACCCAGCTCAGACTCAGGTCGAGTTTGTTTCTTATCTGGTCTCGTGTTTGATGTATGAGGGCAACTTCTATGCCGCCATCGAAAGGAATGACCGATTCGAGCCGATAGCCTTGTGGCCACTGCCCTGTAACCGGCGCAGGGCTGTAATGGCAAGCGATGGCTCCCTGTATTACGATGTGACGGGCAATTATGACTTTCTGGACAAGGGCGACATGGATGCCCTTTGGCCTGCTCGTGATGTCCTGCATATCAAGCTCCCGAGTCGTTCGGATATTCTGCACGGCGAGACGATGG